TGGATTTTCCAGTTTTTCACCCTGACGAATATGAAAATGATTTATGATATCTTGTTTAATAACTGCAATATCATATAAGTTAAATGTTGGATTTTCTACATTGACCGTCGAGAAGCCACGATACACTGCACTAGATGCAGGCTTTTTCGGTGTCTGGGCATCATCAACTACTACTCGTTTGTAAAGATTTTTTTCTAATGTGCTCATAATACTATTTAGTCAGTCTCTTCGTATGATATATTAGGCAATACATCACCATTTGACAATGTAACAGTTTTATTTTCTACATCGATACTTTCAATAATTATAATTTCTGATTCAATATCAATATTTGTTTTATTATAGATTGCAGATCCTTCTACATATTCTGCTGCTCTTTGATTGTCAGTATTTCGTATAACAACATATGTTTCTTGAGGAGAAGAAACATATCGTTGAACTGTATAATTGCTAGCATTAAATGGTATTACTTCATATGTGCTTGACGATTTCTCTGTTGGAACTGTATCGTCACTTTCTGCCGGAACACGTTCTTCTTCGCGCTCTTCAACTTTGTCACCGGAAGGATTTGCATTTAAGTTTATGTTTTCTGCTATCTGTTTGATTGTTGTTGTATCGAATGGTGTTCTTACATTTTCTAAACTTATTCCATCATTTCTATTGATTGTTTGATAATCTGCTGTTGTACCGAATGGTGTTCTTACATTTTCTAAACTTAATTCATCATTTCTATTGATTTTCTGATAAACTGTTGTAGGATCACCAAACTCATTAAACGTTTCAATTTTTTCAAATTTTTCTTCAATTTGCTGAGGTCCAGATGGAGTATTCACAGTTCTTGTTCTTGTTAGAATATCAGACTGACGAGATCCGTCATCTGGACCATTGCCGATTTTTTCTGAAACAAGTCTTTCTACTTCTTCTGGAGGTAATGTAGATTGTCCAGTTGTTGCGTTGTTAGGGTTAACTGGGAAACTAGACGCAGGTTTTGTACCGTTTACTAAAAGATCTCTTACCTTTTTACCTGTTCTAAAATCATATCTATTATCAAGTGGATGAATTTTTTCATATTTGTAAGGCGAAGGTGCAGATGGCAAAATTCCATCCATAGCTGAAGGGATTGACTGTCTTGTTCTATTTTTAACATCATATTGTGAATTTTTTTTAGATTCGTGGGGACGTCCTTGATTAACATAGTCTTGGCCGCCGCCTGCTCGTCTTGCTTGTTGAGCTTGTAGGCTTATACTGTTAGCAGGATAAGGTCTTGAATCTACAGAAAGATCAATTTCATATTCTTCTCCAGCACCTGCTTGATATATGTCAATTAATTTATTAATGTGTTCACTTGATGTTCCCTTACTACCATTATATGGTCCGGCATAATATGTAGAATCAACTGGACGAGGATAAGAACGACCGTTAAGAACTCTGTCGTTAAGTCTTATTGGGATTGGCTTAGCTGCCCATTCTTTAGTCAAGTTTATTAAAAATGCAGCATGATTCGGATTTGGGTGTGTTGCAGCACTTACTCTCGGGGTATGACTGCCTCCTTGGTCTGTACAGTTTCCAGCTATCCATTGTTTATACCCCCTTCGATATAATAAATGCAGGCCAAGATAATCCTGCATTGGTTTATTAAATCGATATTGATTAGGGTCAAAGCCAATCTGACTTACGATTTCTTGTAATGTGCTTCCAATAAATTGATATCTTCCTCTAGCACTCGACGATCTTCGGCCCCAAACATCTAATACTTCTTTAACAGTCATATTCAACATTCTCATATCATAGTCTGGATCAGCACCATTAAGACTAGCGTACGGATCAGGAGCTCGTGTGCTATATTCGCCAGAAGCAACTAAATCTAAAATTTTATAATCTCTATCAGTAAACACAACTTTCATTGCAAAATCCTTATCCTATCGGTGCGTTAACGCCGCCGTTAAATCTACCAGTATTTGGATCAACATAACCATCACGGGAGCCGCCGCCATGCATAATATCTAACAACCAACACGGAGTATTATCAAAAGTTGTGCTGCGACCCCAGCAGTAAATTCCATAAGACGATGTAAAATTACTAGTTAACGATCCTGGTTTATCGTGAGCAATATCTGCATGTATCGTATTGCCTCCCATGTATCCCGGGCCGGCTCCTACACTCGGTTTATGACCTGCTTGTCTTGCAAAATCACGAAACGCTCGTATAAATGTAACTATACGTCCAAGGTGTTGAGGATTAATTACACTTAAATTATTACCGTCTGAATCTTGTAAACGAAAATCTGCTGCCCAGCCAAGATTATGACGCACACTGCCAATACGATCCGGTCCATGAACTGGCTGTCCGCCAGATCTTACTATCACATCTAATCTAGCGTACCTTGCAGCATTTACTAAAATATCTCTAAGTTCTTGTTGTAAATCACCTTTTCGAGTTCCGGCAACTCTGTTTTGAATTTCAGAATATGCACCACCTGTAGATCCAAATTCTTTACCTGAAGGTAATATAGGATCTCCAGATAGACACATATTAAGGCTTGCTGGTCTTCTTAACATAGGAACTGGGTCTCCTGATGATTCTGGATAGTTTCCTCTTGATCCGTCATCAGGTCCACTTGTACGATCAAGAGGAGGTACAATTATACCAGTTCCTTTATTGCTATAATTGCCTCCGGTATAATTTGGAGTTCCGTATGTAGCAGCAGAACCTCCTGAACCTGGAACAAATGTGCTTCTTTCTATACCGACTTTGTTTTTCAAGAATGTATCAGGTGTAAGAACACGTTCTGCAGGTGTAATCGTAGTGTCAGCTCGCTCTCTATCAAGATTTTCAGGTTTAAATGCAACAGGGTCAAGATTCTCATGATGAGGCCAAGGCTCGTGTTGTGGAACTCTTGTAGCAATAGTTTGAATTTCTGTCGGCATAGTTTCTCCAGAGATAATCCTAGGCAAGGTAAATGTCTTTAATTTTTCAGGGTGATACGATTCTGATGCTTCTTGTGGACTACCACCTAATGCGCCTGCGCTAGCTTGTGTAGCATCAATAATCGGACCACTTGCAGGTAATCCGGGATTTGATAATTCACTATTTAAATAAACATTCGAAGCATCTGCTGAGAAAAATGCGCCAGCTTGAATATTAAAGTTTCCGGCTACATCATTATAGATGTTAGTTCCAACTGTATTATAAGTTGCTGATCCTGATTCTGTATAATGATTGCTATCTGTTAATGTATACGAATCTCCCGAAGTATGAATATGTGTATTAGCTGCTACCGTGATTTTGTTGCTGCCTTCTACAACGAGATTTTTATTTGCCCCTACAGTTTCATTTGAATTAGAACCAACAACAACATTTAAATTATTTGAAACTTGATTATAAAAATCAGTTGATTCTAAAATTATTCTTTGATTTGCTTTAGTATTAATTGATTCATATGCTACTGTATGTATTGTACCTTTTGCTGTAAATTTAATATCTCTATCTGCTAAAAATTCAATACCTTTTGACGTTTGAAACTTAATATCATCTTCGACAGATATGTCAATTGTACGTTCACTCAAATCTATTGTTGTTGAATCATTTCCACCAGTAAATCTTGTAGCATATCTTCCTTGTATTGTAATTTCACCACTTCTTGCACTGTCGTATCCTAAGTTATTTTGATCGTCACTCCATCTTGCAGAAGCAACAATATTGATATTTCTTCCTGCATCTAAATTTATATCTCTATTAGATACAAAATTAAAATCTTGCTCTGTATACATACTAATGCTATCTTCAGCATATACATCAATTTTACCATCAGAAGTTAATTCAATCCACGCAGTTCCTCTTGAATTTCCGATATACATTAAATCTTCTGAATTATGAAGAAGAATTTGATGACCTGTTCTTGTTCGAATCCTAATTGCTTCATTTTGAGGGATAGTTTCGTCGCCGCCGGCTTCTCCTCTTTCTTTATTAACATAATACGGAGGACCATCTGCTGCATGAGATGCTCTTAAGTATTTGTCATCTCCGTCATCCATTACAAAACTTGATCCGCCTAACCGATTAACAAAGACGTTTGATTTGTGATTTACTTCGCCGTAATCTCCTGTTGGTGCTGTTTGTCTTTTGTCAACGGGTCCAGGAGTACTCCATCCATAAACAGCACTAGGAACTTCTCGTCTTGCACTAGTAGTAGTTGTTCCTCTAAATTCGTCGTCTAATAGACCTTGAACTTCTAAAATTTCTGTAAAATCTTTATTATATGGTTTCCTAAAAACTGTTGGATCTCTTGCTTCGCCTGTTTCTGTGGTTTTATTATATTCGCCTGTAGGCAGTTTTTTACCTTTGAGATTATTAGGAGTTCCGTTGGTTGTTAAGGTTGTACTAGCCCTGCCATCAGGAACCATAAAATTCATGTATTCGTCTTGAATACAGCCGATCCAATAACCTCTACTAATGTCATTTTCTGCAAATATTACAAGAACTCTAGTTCCAGGATCTGGAGGAACAGCCCAAAACCCGTAGGACTTTTGTGTGTTTTCGTAACCATCATTTGGAGTAGCATGATCATAGTTAGTAACACCATAAAATGGTGACAAGTATCTAACATCAATAGTAGTACCAACTCTTTCAGGTTGGGAGTTTGCTGAATTTTTTCTTAATAGATCAACTTTTAAAGAACCCATATATTTTGGATCCATGTGACTTACAACAATTGCTTCAAACGGGCCGGGTCTAGAAGATATTAGTTCTCTTACAATTTTATCAGCATTTGTACGTTTACTCTTACTTGACATTTTACCTCTTCAAATCTTTATAATAATTATCCTTAGGCAAAACCTGATCCAAAATTTCCAAAATTGCCTGCAGAATTATTACGCTGTGTTAAACTATCGGAAGATGATTCTGAACGCGAAGTGCGAGCAACAGGTCTTAAAGACGACGACGGAGCAAGGTTCCCAACTACATTTGGCGGACTAGGAATAGTGTCTCTTATTGAGTTTTGCAGCTGAGCACTAGATCTTTCAGCAATTTGATCGCCAAGATTGAAAAAGTTATCAGTAGCTTGAGCCGCTAGGTCGGCAAGGCCGTCTGATGTATTTGCAAGACTGGAAAGATTTCCAAGAAATGATCCAGGTTGAATAATTGATTGTGTGATTGATTTTGCAACATCGTCGACTGCGTTAAGTGATCCACTTGCATCAGAAATAAATCCTGTTAAATCGTCTTCAAGGTCATTAACAAACTCTAAACCTTCCGAAATGCTAGATTCTATACTGTTGGAAATTTGACTAATATTAGAATTAATTGCTGAAACTGCTTCAGTTACTGGACTGCCTAATTCAGATAATACATTAGAAGGAAGAGAAGTTGCTAAGGTGTTTAATGCTTCGTAAACTTCGCCTCCAAGAGCCGATATTCCTTCAATTTTAAATCCTTCAGAATTATTTTGATTCGGGGCTGCTCGCTTTCTGTTTCTCTCTTTTGGATTGAATGCTGATGTTGGATTTTGTCTTAAAATTCTAGGATCAGAAATGCCATCTAATTCCTGATTTCTTCTTCTAAGCAGTCTTAAAGTTTGTTTAAATTGATTTCCTGATATTGTTGAACTTACTGTTAATACTTTGTATAATCCACTGAATCCTTTTACTGCTTTTGTTCCTAATTTGTCTTCGGGAAAACTCATAACACCCTCGTCATTATAATCTACAGGAGTTCTAAAATTTACAATAACATCAACTTCGTTTCTTTGATAATCCATTGTTCCTTGATCATTTATTGCAATAGTAGGGCCTCTTTGAGAAGAATAGTTTCCTATTCCTGAATCAGGTAGAAAATACGGATCTCCCCAAATTTCAATATCAGCAGAAATTAGATCTACTTGACTATTCAATAAAGTGTTATGTATCTGTCGAGCATATTCTGTTAATTTTGTTGTTTCACTGGCGCCGCCGGTATGTTCACCGTTATTAATTATAGATTCAGATTTTGCTGTAGTTGAAGATGTTTCTCCCCGTGTTGCCGCAGCTCTAATATCATCTGTTTCGTCAACTGTAGTTAAATCAGGCTCTGAGTTTCCAGAAACAATATTGCTTCTAGGCCCTACAACAGAGGATGTAGTTAAGTTATTTCTATCTGCTCGTATAGCTTCAAAAAATGCTGCGTTAAAATTTATATCAAACCCTAAAACATCTTCGTTGTTACCTGAATAAATGTAATTAAATTCTTTAACAGCATGGCCTGCAAGATTAGCAATATTAGTCGAGGCTCCATTTGGAGATACAATATTTGAAATACTAACATCAAATGGTATTACTTTATAAACATAAATTCTTGCCTTTCTGCCTTTGACTTTTTCAAATTGAGGATCATCAATATGATAAACTTCACTTTCAATTTTAAACCAAGGAATATGACTGTTTTCATCTTCAGTAGCTTGAGCAATAGAACGTCCATATCCGCTAGTTAAAACAATTTCTTCAATAATCTTTTGAATAGTCATACCCTGTGGGAATCTAAATTCTCTGTTAGTGTCACTGAGTTCTAATTGAATTGAGTTTCTTTCGTAAACCTTAGTTTCTGAATTATATACAAAATTAGAAAATCCGAAAGGATGATCGCCAGCTGATCTAAAACTTTCAATCTGTTCAGAAGCACCGATCACATTTACATCACTGATCGATTTACTTCTTAACGCATCAAAAGTTGCGCCTGCATTTTGTCTTGCTGATTGAACATACTGAGATACACCGCCTTCAGCTGTTTCTCGCTGTGCTCCGAAAATAGTTCTTTCTTGTTCTAATTCAGATAACGTTGCTGATCCGCCTGATTCTGTTGCACTTGCTTCGTTTGTAATAGAAGATGGAAATATAATAGTGTACAAATCACTTGATGACAATCCTTCTTCCGTTGAAATACTTTGCATTTTAGTATTAAGATAAGTAGTAAGACTTTTTTCACCAAAAGTTAAACAGTCAGCAACTGTTGATCCAGTTATAGAAATACTATCTTGAACCTGTTGTATTTCATCTGTAAATGATATATCTGTATACGCAATTGCTCTAATATCATACACAGACCCACCGTTTTCAACATTGAACTCTATATTCGCTAACTTGATCGGCATTCTTCGATTAGTATACTCAATTTCAACTGGATTATTATCTTCGTCCCAGCCTATAAAATCTAATTCTAAAAGATAAATGGCTTGTAAATAATTTTGATATCCTGCTTTATCTGCTGCAATTTGAAGACTTTGTAGGAAAAGTCCTAAACTATATGGTTCGTAAACTTTGAATTCAAACGTAGTTGCACTGCTAACACTGGTACTTTGGTTCGGATATACAATAGATTTAATCGATATGTCATCAATAAAATATTCTAAATTGCCGCCTGAATCAAAATCATAAGCTGTGTTAATTCGTTGTGCTCCTTTAATGCCGCCGCCGCCGCTTCTTAAAATAGTGTAATCGGCTCCACGCTTTCTATAAGTATCTCTTGGATTTTCTAAACTCTGAGTTGAAATTACTCCAAACGTTGTTATACAATTATAACTTGCAAAATCTCTAATTTGATTTTTCATTTTTACAAATTTAGGTGACGGTTTAAACTCAGGACTTGTCAAACTTCCAACGTTGCTGCCAGTTACTCCTATATTTGTCAAAAGTTCTCCGGGAGATAATTCTAACTTTGCAAAGTCTCCGATAAATTCACCAAAAAAGTTTTCTATACCGTCTTCTAGATTTGCTAAAGCGTTATTTGCTAATCCTGCAAACCCTCCTGTGGCTATACTTGATACACTATCAAGAAACCCATTAGCTTCCCTAAGTAAATTATTACCTGTATTTTCAAGTGATGCTCCAATTCCTTGAGCTACATTGTTGAGATTATTCGGAATTATATTACTTAGATTACCAAGACCTTCCTGTATTGTACCAGTTACATCATTTACTCCGATACTCGATTTATCCATGACTTTAACTGATGACTTTTTAGTTTGCGGAGTAAAATTAAGTCCAGGCAACTGTTCTGAAAATGTGTTTACTAATTGATCAGCATTGCCTCCCGAAAAGGATAATATTTGTCGTTTTTTATTTGAAATAATTTGTTGAGGATTGATTGCCATGCGTTAAACTCCTAACAGTTTTTTCAACGAAGTAGGTTTAGGTAAGTATATTGTAGTTCCGGCTCGCATATCATAAATAGGATCTTTGATAATATCCATATTTCTCTGTGCAAAAACCCACCAAAGCTTAGGTGTGCCATAATAATCATAAGCAAGCAGATCAGGTCTATGAGTGTATTGAGATTCAATTGTATATTGTGAATCGTCACTAGCAGCAGGGACAGAACGAATTCTTAAAATTCCTAAACTTCCTAAATTAGTAAATCCTGTTCTATGCCACGGACTGGTTTCTGGATAGTTTGCCATATTAGATGAATCCTGTTCCGTTTGTTACATATTTTCCATTAACAAAATCATTTAAGTTAAACTCTGACACTCTTGAACGACTATAAGTTGGTTGTAGTGTAACTGATATAATACTCTGTGTAGGAGCCCAGGACATGCCTGATGACTCTGATTCAATCACACAGGAAATATAATCAACATCAGAAGGTAAATCTACAGTAAAGTTTGTAACTACACAGGGAACATTATTAAAAACATAATCACCATAGCCATTTAGTTTTACTAAGGGCGGTGGAGCACCTGAGTTTTCGCCGTCGCCATAAAACATTTTGGTTACACTTCTTAGGTAATGTACTGCGGCTACCCAATATCTACCTTCTTCTGCATTTTCAACAGTAAAGTCTCCTGTAATGACAATATCATCAGTTCTACTGTTTTCATAAACTTGAAATGGATAGTTTGTATGTACGGGATGCAGTTGATTATAACTTGCACTGTGTCCAATAATAATAGACGGAGTATAAGGAAAAACCAATCCTCCTGTTCTGCTTAATGGACTTAGCAATCTGCTGTTTCCAAACTGTGAAGGAACACTTAATCTAACACGCCAATCCGAATCAGGACCTGAAGCACTCCACTGTGCAGTTGTTCTAGTTGATATTCTTCCTGTAGAAGCATTTGGTAGATTTCTACTTCTCGAAGCACTGTTAAAACCTGTGCTATTGAAGAAATCTCCTATTGTGTCTCCAACAAAGTTGTTAACTGTATTGTCAATAAATCTCACACCAGTGTTGACATTTAAAGCACTGCCTACTAGATTTTGAACACTGGCCTGTGCTTGATCTCTAAAGTCATTAAATACACCATTGACTTGAGTTCTTAAAGAGTTTCCAATTTGCTGTAACGGATTGAATACCATATCGTTTCTCCTACAAAGTATTTAGTTGACAAAATTAAATACGTATATTATTATAAATATAAAAAACTAGGAGAATCC